CTCAAATGGGAAGACAAAATCCTTATAACAACCAAAGTGCTACCAAATCCGATTATCAAAAATATGGATGGTTATTTGGTGTCAAATAACTATTTATATTATCAAGGTAATAAGTAAAATTGTAATGTGGCAGAACAAAATACAGTTTGGCAACGACTGTCAAAAACATTTGGACCAAATTCATTATTAAATCAAGATTATCCAACTTTCAAGTTTGATAAGAAAGAATTGTTGCGTACAACAAATAAGCAAGAATATGAAACTGAAAAACTTCAGGCTCAACAAACTTATTTTTTGGCGAACCAATGGGCTAAGGTTGAGAATAATTTATATTCTCAAGCAATTTATTATGAACCAACAAGATTATCCTCTCAGTATGATTATGAATCAATGGAATATACTCCTGAAATTTCAGCAGCCCTTGATATCTATGCTGAAGAATCTACAACAACAAATGAAGATGGATTTATTCTTCAGATTTATTCTGAATCAAAAAGAATTAAAGGAGTGTTGGCAGATTTATTTAACAATAATTTAGATATTAACACTAACTTACCAATGTGGACAAGAAACACTTGTAAGTACGGTGATAACTTTGTGTATTTGAAATTAGACCCTGAGAAAGGAGTTGTTGGTGTACAACAATTACCTACAATCGAAATTGAAAGGCATGAAATTGGTGTTAGCCAAAAAATTTCCGTTGATATTACAAAGGAATTAGATAAAGACAAAAAAGCTCTACATTTTACTTGGAAGAATAAAAGTATGGAATTCCAATCATGGGAAATTGCTCACTTTAGATTATTAGGTGACGATAGAAAACTTCCTTATGGTACTTCTATGTTGGAAAAAGCAAGAAGAACTTGGAAACAACTTTTATTGTGTGAAGATGCAATGTTAATCTATAGAACTTCAAGAGCTCCTGAAAGGAGAATTTTTAAAGTGTTTGTTGGAAACATGAATGATGATGATGTTGAAGCATATGTACAACGTGTTGCCAACAAATTTAAAAGAGAACAAATTGTAGATAGTAAAACTGGTAACGTAGACATGAGGTTTAACCAAATGGCTGTTGACCAAGATTATTTTGTACCTGTTAGAGACCCAGCTGCGCCAAGTCCAATTGATACATTACCAGGGGCAACAAACTTATCAGAGATTGCCGATATTGAATATATTCAAAAGAAACTATTAACCGCTCTTCGTGTACCTAAGGCTTTCTTAGGATTTGAAGAAGTTGTTGGTGATGGAAAAAATCTTGCTTTACAAGATATTAGATTCGCACGTACAATTAATAGAATTCAAAAAAGTATGATTCAAGAACTAAATAAGATTGCAATTGTGCATTTATTCTTATTAGGATTTGAAGATGAATTACAAAACTTCACATTAGGTTTAACTAACCCATCTACACAAGCAGATTTACTAAAAGTAGATATATGGAAAGAAAAGATTTTATTATACAAAGATTTGGTTTCTGACCCAGGAAATGGTATTCAAGCTACTTCATCAACATGGGCTAAAAAACATATTTTTGGTTGGTCAGATGAAGAAATTAGACTTGACCTACAACAACAAAGAATTGAAAGAGCCGTTGGTGAAGAACTTAAAGCAACTCCAACTGTTATTACTAAGACAGGTATATTTGATAATATTGACAAACTATATGGTAGTCCATCAGGAGCAACTCCAACAGCTGGAGCGGCAACAACACCTGGTGGAACTGAAGAATTAGGGGCACCTCCATCAGGTGGAGAAGAATTTGGAGGAACACCTCCACCTCCACTAGGAGTAGAAGAACCACCAGCAGGAGGAGCACCGCCAACAGGAGTAGAAGAAACAGTACCTGAAGGTAAATTAAATAGCTTAAACATGTTAATTGAAAGTAACTTAATTGATGGTTCAACATTCATAGATTTAGGTCATGGACAAGAATCTTTAGGAGAAATTTCAAAAGAATTGGATAAGTTACTAAACTCCTAATATTTATTAGAAAATAATCAAATGACCTTCGGTAGAATTAAATCCATAATTGAAAAAAATCTTCTTGAATCGTATCAAAACGAAAAAGAATTTAAGAAATATTTGAGAGAGTTCAGACATAATGTTTTGAATGATAAGTCTATTTCGAAGGCTTATACTTTATATGACCAATTAAGCACTCCTCAAGGGTTATCGGAATCTGACGCGAAAGAATATTTGGAAGAAGGAATAAGTCTTTTGAGTAAAATTTTGCAATCTATTAAACTTCCAAATGCTATGGAGGAATCTACAGAAAACAAATACTCAGATATCGATACTTTAGTTTACACAAATAAATTGAATCTTCACGAAAGAATTCAATCAAAAAAGAATATTATATCTACGTTAGTATCTAACACAAAAACTATCAAAGAATCTATCAATATACCAATCAAATCAATGGTCAATATTGCCAATCAAACTTTAAGAACTTATATAGAAACTCTTGATGAAAACACTAAAAAAGAATTTTTTCAATTAATTTCTCAAGATTCTAAATCTCTTGAAACAAAGTTTGAAACTTTAAAAGAAAGTACAATTACTAAATTACAGTTTATTTTAGATAAGGAAGATGAGTTTGAATTGAAAACAAAAATTTCTGAAACAATTGATAAACTTAAAGATGAAAAATTTGACCAAATAAATTTTTTAAAAATTAAAAATTTAGAAGGTTCTATTTAAGAATTTTTTTTATTTTCAATATAAATTGCCTTTAAAACCTTTTTTCTTTTTACAACAGAAGGTTTGATATATTGTTTTTTGTCAAAAAGACTTTGATTCTGTTTTGTCTTAATAACTTTTGACTTAAGTGTTTTGAGAGACTTTTCAATATTCTCTCCTTTTTTTATTTCTACTATTATCATATTCTACAAATATCTTTAAAAGATAAAATATTTTTGACATTTATAGTATTATGTCTTATTTTTTATTAAAATAAACATAATAACAATGAAAATTAATGAAGAAAGGCAAAAGTGTGAAGTTGAACTTGTATCAACCTATTAAATCCACTTACGGAACGGTTGACTCCAAAAATCTAAAATCAGTATATATTAACATCCAATCATGGATTACACCAAAATACGATACTGAAAATTGGAATCGGGTAGTTGGTAATTTAAACAGAGAAATTAAGCACTCAGTATTTAACTCAATAAACCAAAAAATTTTCCAAGATAAGAGTATCGTTGATTTAGATTTACGAACAAGCGGAATATCACTAGGAAAAAAATCTTTTTTTAATTTAGAGGTAAATCTTTTTACATTATCAGAATTAGATTTTAAATCAAATGAAATAAAAAATTCTGTAAAACAGATTGTACAAAACATTTTCAAAAATAATATCAAACAAAACAAACATTTTGAATTTTCTATTTCAAAAAAAGTGGAATAAGGAGTAAAGTTATTAATACCATATATTTATCATAAAAGATTAGATGAAAAATTTAAGAATTTTAGAGGCTAACGAACTCGGTCATGGTATTTTAATAGAAACCGATGCGGGTTGGATTTCACCAAAAGACAAACATAATGAGGCAATATTAAAAGAAGCTAAAGAAATGGATTATAGAAATCCATTTGAATTTTATGCTGTTCTTCAAAAATACGATACACCAAATAGAAATGGCAGAACTTATTCCAAAAGAATTTTAGAAAGAGAAGCCGAAAATTATAGAAAAACAATTGATAAAGGATTATCAACTTCAGAATTAAATCACCCTGAATCATCACTTATCGACTTAGATAGAGTATCTCATTTAATAACAGATATTTGGTGGGAGAAGAATGTTTTAATGGGAAAATTAAAACTTTTAACTTCTCCTGGTTTCCACGAAAGAGGAATTGTTTCAACAAAAGGAGACCAAGCAGCAAACTTGATGAGACAAGGAGTTACTTTGGGTATTTCGTCAAGAGGAGTTGGTTCACTTAAAAAAGTAGGAGAAAGAAACGAAGTTCAAGATGATTTTGAATTAATTTGTTTTGACTTGGTATCATCACCATCAACACCAGGGGCTTATTTGTTTTCAAACCCTGAAGACAGAACTAAATACGAAGAAAATTTGGAAGAAGAAATAAAACATAAGCAACATCAACAATCTCCAACAGATTCTATAGACAAATCACTTGACTTAATGAAAAAATTAAACGATTTTTTAGGAAAATAATATTATGGACGAAAAATTTTTTGTAGCAAAAATTCAGTACGATTTACCTGATGAAAATTCTGGTAAAACTAAAAAAATTAGAGAAGAAAAACTTGTTAAAGGTTTTTCAGTGACAGATGTGGAATCTAAAGTCACAAAAAGATATGAAGGGTTTACTCACGAATGGAGAATAACTTCAGTTTCAGAAAGTAAAATTGATGAAGTAATTGAATAAAGTGGTCTATGACCACTTTTTTTATTTTAGGACATATTTATTGTAAATATAAAAATATGTTATTCAGTTGCGCAATACAATCATCAGGTTCAGGC